GCAATGATCTCGTTTACTTTACTCGCCATATGCTTGGCGATTTGTCTTCCGACCAGTGTGGTACTTTGTCCGATTCGCTTATCAAAAAAGCGACAACCTGAATTAAGAATAGCGCCGTAAAGACTGTTAAGATTAATCTTCTTAACGAGTTGTCTTTTGTCCCAGTATTCTTCTTCGACTTTGTTTCCAGCATTTATAGCCTCCTTTAGTTTGGCCTGCATCTCTTTACGTTCTGCATACCAGCGTTTAAGTAGCCCTGGAATAATACCTTCTTTTTCATAGGTGAAGATAGTACCGTTACTTGAAAGCATCCAAGGCTGATTGCTTTCAAATATAAGTCTGTAGACTTCTGCCGCACTTAGTACATCACTATCTCCGTTCTCCCAGTCAATAGTAATGTCTGTGCCAATCTCTTGTGCCATCACAGATTCATATTCGTCTGTGCCAAATTTACCTTCCCAAGCAGCCGCAAAGCTCTTGCCCTTGGCTATTTGTAATTCAATGTATTCTTCAGTCTTAGTTTGACGTAACTGTCCAATAATAGTTTCTGGACCCATGTTAAGTGCTCTAATTGCACTAGGATATAGACTGTTAATGTCTAATGACCCAACCCAGTCTTGAATACCTTCCTTAGGATAAGCAACATAAGCACCAGCCGCACCTTCATTGTCTTCACGTTCACTCATCTTAGTACGATTAGGAACTTGAAAACCCCTGCGATGTGCTTCGTTAATAATAGCCTGTTCTGTCACGGCCACAGCGCCCATTGTGGTCTGTAGCAATACTGTATTTTCATGTGCCAGTGTATTGGTCAAGTCCATGAACTTGAGCTTTTTGTCTAAGTCGTCAAGCAGTTTGCAGTCATTGATGTTATATTCAACAAATGTTCTAAAGTCATTGTTGTATAACTGGTCGAGTGTACCTTCGTATTGTGTTTTACGTTTGCCTAATTCATATTCCGCAATAGCGTCGAGTCTATAACTGTGGCGTTCTTCATACGTGTATTTGCGGTACAGCTCGAGATAATCCAAATGCACACGACCAATATAGTCATATGTTGTACTAGTACGACCATATTTTTCATATTCACGTTTCTTTGGCAGTTGGTCAAACAAACAGAAACGTCTAGTGTCTTCTTTGCTTAGTGCTTTAGTAACACGGTTAGTAGTATATGGAATATCAAAGCCTTCTGAGTTCCAACCACTTAGAATGTCTGCATCCTTAATTAGATCTAAGAACATGTCCAACAAATCTGCTTCGTTATCAAACAAATATGTGTTAGGAAAGTCTTTGACCATTTTTTTAGCTTCTTCCATCTTAAGACCTTTAGGTGGAATAGCCAAACAGACCATAGTCTCTAGCCATTGTAGGTAGACAGCAATCGCAGTAATTGGCATAAATGCATCGTCTGGGCTAGCATAGCCACGCTCTGGATCAAAGTCTACCTCAATATCGAAAAACGCTACATTTAATTTAGGAGCATCCTGATTAATATAGTGTTCGCTTAGTGTAACAAAGATAGGATTGATGTCTGATTCAAACATTTCCTTGCCACTGTTAATGGCTTGTTCTTTGCGTAGTTCTTTTGTGTTTTTACAAACGATACGTGTGAGTGGATCACCGTAGATTGACGTAAATTTCCCTCTTGGGTCTTTTACATAGAATGTGTGTTTAACTGGTATGTCGCGAAACTCGCGATCACCTTTCTTGTTGCGTTCAACTACTCGAACGATATCGTTCTCGCGGTCAAACCATGCGTCTACATAAGACATAAATTTTCTTCTCCATGCAATTTGAGGCTTGCAAATACCTTCATGCGGTTTATTGGCCCGCCGACCCTCTTATTATAGCAGGTTTAGATACGTTTTGTAATATCCAAAATTGCTTCAATCTCTTCCCAGTCCTCATTATAAGCCTGCCAATCGCCTTTATGGGCAATTTTAATAGCACGATTAATAACACTTGGTTTGATTTGTAATTCTTCTGCAACTGCCTTGACAGTTTCTTTTAAGCCTTCTTGTAAGTCTTCGACTTCACGTAATACTGTAGAACCTTCGCTAATCAAACGTTCTAGTTTTGCCTTTTCTTCTGCACCGTATGAACGACCGCCCATGTGAATCTCCTAATAATATGCCTATTGTATATTAATTATGCCTTGGTGTCAAGGTTTAAATGTAATTTAGAAACTCTTTTTAACTACAGCACATTTAGGAACTACTTGTCCGTTTTTGTTCTGTACACCAACTTGGCGTTGGTTAGATTTGCAAGCACTAGAAGTTTTTTTTGGCTTCATTGCACGTTTTTGTGCATTAGCTTGTTTAATTGGATTAGCATCTTCTCCTAATCCTGTAGGGATATTGGCGCTTCTACGTCCACCGCCCTTCTTAATTTTTGATAATTCTTCTATACCATGACGAACTTCTTCGATATTCATAGCTAGTTCTGGAAAATGTCTTGTAATACTTTCCCAAACTCTTAAATCATCACTTTCGGCCATTTTTACTAGGTCTTTAAGTTGGGCACGAGCTCGCATAATACGATGTTGAACTGTACCAGGATTACTCTTATGGCCGTAGATCATGCTGTTAGATGGTTCGTTCTTGTCAAAATCTAATGGAGCTTCGTCTACAACATAGTTTTGCATACCAGGACCAACTCCGCCGGTAAATCCCATACTATGTCCAGGAATTTCATTTTCCTTAACTTTCTTTTTCTTATGCTTCATTGCATTGCTTAACTGTTTAGTACCAGTATCGGCTTTATTAAACTCTTTAGCAACGCTAGATTTAATACCTAATTTTTTAGCAAACGCAGGATTGTGTGCGGCAGCGGCCATAGTACGTGCTTGTTTTTCACTAGTACTCTTTTCGCTAATTACACTTTCACTTGGCACACAGTTAGGTACAGTACGACCGCCTTTCTTCTTAGTGCCTACAGGATGATAGCCTTTCCAGCATGGATTGTCTGACTTAAGACTTTCATCTGCTTGTTGTTCTTTCTTTTTAGCAATAGCAATAGCCGCTTGCTGTGCAGGATTAGCGGCTTCTTTCATCATTACACGTTCAGCAATTACACTGGCATATTGATTAATTAATTGACGCTTATGTGCTCGTTCTTCTGCAACTGATTCTGCAAATTCTTCTTCAACCTTGTGAAAGTATTTGCCTAATGTACTGTGACGTCCAACAGGTTTTGTAGTCTCAGTAGTCTTTTGATAATGTTGCATTGCCATTTGTACTGGCAAACTTACTTTGTGTGGGTTAGCACCTTCGTTAAGGATATCTACATTATTCTTGTCAATAATAGACAAAAATTTATCTAAACTATTTTCTTGTACAGGAGTTCCAACTGGTTGATTAATATCATTAATACTAGGGCCAGCATATGGTTTATCTGCACCACCTACAATTTGTGATAACTCTTCTGGAGTTTTTTGTAATTCTTTAGGCAAACTTGCATTAGCCGCATTTATATTTGCCTGAACAGTTTTACTAGTGTCTGCACCTTGCGTTAATGGGGTAAATGTAACAGGTAATGAAAGATCGGCAGTAATACTAATACTGTCAGGGATTGACGATTGACTGTATAATCCAGAAGAGAACTGTATGTATGTAGTTGCTTGATCTTTTGGATCGGCTCTTCTTGGATTAGTTGATGGATTTATATCTGCTTCGCTAACAACACGAAGAAACTTAGACATCTCACTTGCGCCTGCTACAGGCTTTGTAGCAACGCCATCCATCGCCTGTAGTATGCGCTTCATGTCCATGGAGTATTACCCCAATAAACGTTGTGTTAATGCACGGATTTGATCAACTTCGCGAGATTCAGCAACCATTGGTTTTTCAGAACGTGTTAAACGAGATAACTGTTCTTGCATACGTGTGAATTCTGTTGACTCTTTAACAGTTTCTTTTTTGGCACGTAGTTTAGCTAAATCGCTAGCTTCAATTTTACCATCGTGATCTGCATCAATCTTTTCTTGCTTACCTGGCAAATCCTTAACGGCTTTCTTTTCAGCCATATACGCAGTAGTTTCTTTGATGTTCTTCCACATAGCGGCAGCGGCAATCTTTTCGCCTTTCTCGCCGCCGCCGGCTTTCTTAGCAAGAGCTTTAAAACCTTTACCTGGCTTGCCAATGTCTCCACCTTCTTTAGCTTTCTTGACTGTAGCAGACTTCTTAGCTTTACTTAGGCCAGCACTTGGCTTACCGCCTTCTGCTACACTTTCTTTCACGCCAAAGTTTTGTGGCATTCCGCACAAGCCACGTATAGTTGTGCTTAATATATTACCTTGGTCATCGAAACGGAAATGATTCTTGTAAGGAGTTTTGCAACTGCTACAAGGAGTATTAGGATCTACAGGATATCCTGGATGGCCATCTTCATTCAAACTTTCGTCATACTTGTTATATTTGGCCTTAACAGGTTCTAAACTCTTACCTTCTTTACCAGCTTTAGCAAGAGCTTTCATGCCATCCTTACCATACTTCATTACACCTTTAGCGGCACGGCTCATAGTACGCTCGCTTTCCATCATTGAGCATTCGCACTTGCTTTCAAACATGCCACACTCATTGCATTTCTTTTCTTTCTTGCAAACACAAGGATCCTTCTTACATACTGAACAAGTACCTTCTTTTAGTTTGCCAGCTTTCTTAGCGGCACGGATTTTGCTACCTAAATATTCATCTTTGCCTGATTCGATCTTACCATCTTGGTCGTAATCTTTATCAGCTTTCTTAGCTTCTTCCATCTTCTTACCAAACTTTTCGCCACCCTTCATACCCCAAGTGTTGCCACTGTGCTTAGGTAGTTTAATATCGTTTGATTTGTCAGCTTTCTTTTCATCAGCTGATTTAGCTTTTAC